CTACTGCCGGATCGTGACGGTGGTCTTGCGGGGCCGCTCCCCATCCGCGCCGGGCACCAGCACAGTCACGACGCAGACGGTCCGTCCATTTTGGGTGCGACTGGAAACCGAAAGCACCTGGCCGCCGGTCTGGGCAGCCGCTTCCGCAGCCGCACTCGAGCAATCCGCGGCGGCGACGCGGAAGGTCTTCCGGCCGCCTTCCGGTTCCTCCAGTGCTCTGTTGAACGAGCCCATGGGGTCAGTCAGCATGTCATGCATCCGCGGCGCCGACGAAGCCGATGCCGCTGCGATGAGACAGGCGGCCGAAGCGACGGCGAGACGGTAGAAGAAGGGGAGAAATCGGGTCATGACCTGCCTGATCGGATCGTCTCTCCTCCTAGATCATAGTCGCTGAATGCCGAATGAATAGCGTCGGGATGCAAGTCCTTCCGCGTACGCTTCGAGCATCCGGCAAGTTCGCGATCAGCGAATGCTCTTTTCGGCCCTGATGCGGCCGATGATCGCGACCACAGCGCCCACTGCAGTCGCGGCATTGCCGAGCGCGAGGATCAGCGCATCGCTCGTCGATCCCTCGATGTCGACGCCGAAGAAGCTTGCCAGAGCGACACCGAGCGAGACGAGGCTCCCCCAGATCGTCTTCGACTGGTACCAGGATTTCGTGTCTTCCATCGCGGCTCTCCTTTCGTGAGTTGCGAGTTCAGAGTGGGCGCTCGAAGCGCTGCGTTCGGCCTGTGCCCGGTCCATGGGTGAGGCTGAGTTGCGCGACCGTGACCGTGAGGCCAGCCGGCAGACCGCCGAAGCCATCGACCTGTTCGGCCGCCGTCAGGTTCAGGGCTGCGGTTTCGGTGTCTCGCACAACCTGACCGGCTTCGGCCGACACCGTGACGCGGTAGCGCTCGATCTCCTCGCCGAGCGGCACGTCGATGCCGTCCCAGCCGTTTCCACCGGTGCGCGTGCGGCGGATCCAGCTGAGCTCAAGCGCACCGGAGGGGCGGAAGACACCGCGAAGATGCACCGGCGACAGCGGCAGGACGGCACGGCGGCCGAGCGCAACGGCGCGCGTCTCCGCAGCGATGTTGCCCAGCCGATATCCGGCCGGCGACACCTGCCAGAACAGGCGACGGCCGATCTCGGCAGCGGTGATGCCGATCGCGGGCGTCGCACCATCGAGCAGCACGAAGGCCGCACCGACCGCGGCGCCGGCGTTCATCGCATCCTCGGTGCCACCTAGCGCCCGAACCAGTCCTGCCAGGCGGAAGCGACGCGGCGCGACCTCATCGGCCGTCTCGAACTGCAGCACCTCCCAACCGCCGTTCCCGCAGGCGACGGCGCAGAGATTGCCGCCGGCGTCCAGGCGATCTCGCGAGATGCTGAACAGCGCGCCGCGGGAGAGCTCGACCTCGATGACATTCATGCGGTCAAGAGCCGCTTCCGGGCCGGGCGGTAACGCCGTCGTCGAGCGACCGACCGTGGCCGGATCGCTGACGGTCCCGCGTCGACTGAAGCCCATCTCCTCCACCGATGCCGAGACGCTCCAGGGCGACCACGGTCGGGAGTGAACCGCGATGCGCGCACCATCGGTCGGCGCGCCGCCCTCCGGCATCGGCAGGTCGAGATAATGTACCAGCGGGCGCGAGGGGATCGTCGGGCGCAGCAGCGTCAGTCCACCGGTTGGCTCTTCATCCACCGTTTCCGCTTGCTGCCCCGGCAGGCGCCGCAGTTCCAGGCGGCGTGCCAACCCTGATTCAATCCGGGTGACCTGCCATCGGCCGGGCGTCTGCTCCAGCCAGACCACCTCGCCCGGCTCGATCCCGACCAGCGCCGGCGAGAGCTGCAAACGCGCCGTGTCGCGTGACGCGAGGCCATCGGCCAGCGCCCCTCGCGCGAACCGCCGGGCCTCCTCCTCGCTCAGCGTAACCGGCAGGACGATGCGGTCCTGCCGCCGCACCGTTGTGGCTCCGATACCGGCTTCCGCGGCGGCCGGCTGGTAGGATCGTGCCGGATCCTGATAGCCAATGAGGACCTCCTCCGGCGTTTCCTCGGCCTGGCTTCGCCGAAGCTCGAGCAGCGGCACATCGTCTTCGTCGACGAGGCTGTCCAGAAGCTGCGGCACACGGCCGTGCCGTTGCGAGCGGAAGACGAGACCACCGGCCGAGGCGAAGACGCTCGTCCCCGTCAGCCGAAGCAGCCCCTCCAGCTGTTCGCGCGCCGTGCCGGGCTCGCCGATGACATAACCGCCGACGCAGGCCGCCACATCTGAGGCATCGACGACAGTAAGGCCGTGGTCGGCCAGCAGCGTGGCGATCAACGCATCGACAGGCGCATTGCCGAGCCGGCCCGTCAGCCAGTGTCCTCGTTTCCAGTTGGCGCCGTCGCTCCAGACGTCTGACCGCACCGGAAAGGCGGGATAGGGCCTGGCATCCCACGTCCACAGGTGGATCGCTGCAGCATCCACCATGCGCCCGCCGTACAGCGGCGACACAGGATTTCTGGCCTCTTCGAAGCTTGGATCACCCTCATCCCACCGCCGCAGATGCGCTTCCAGGAAGCTGCGCTGCATCAGGTCGTCGCGCGCACCCGCGGAGCGATGCGGCAGCGCATCCTCTGATGACTTCGGATCGACGAAGACGTTCGGCTGGTTGGCGCCCTTGTCGATGGCAGGGCAACCGAGCTCGGTGAACCAGATCGGCTTCGACTTCGGGTCCCAGGCCGATGGCTGCGCGACCTCGATCCCGCCGCGGCGGTCGAAATGCCGGCTGCTCCACCAGCCGACGAGATCCTTCGGGCGGAACACCCAGGGCTTGCCGGCCGCGCCATCGCTGATCGGTCGGCGCAGCCGCTGCGCACGTTCGCCCTCGTCGGCATAGTACCAGTCGAAGTATTCGCCGCCGGCGATGCCGGCGGCAAGCGCGGCGGAATCGTAGGGGCTGGAGGCATCACCGCCGCCGTCCCAATCCTCCGTCCGCCAGTCAGTCAGCGGCAGATAGTTGTCGATGCCGACGGCGCCGATCGCGGGGTTCGCCCACAGCGGATCGAGGTTGAAGAAGACGTCGCCCGAGCCATCGTCCGGATGGTAGCCGAAATACTCGCTCCAGTCGGCAGCATAGGTGATCGTCGCGTCCGGCAGGATCGCCTTCACGTCGCCAGCGAGCGCCATGAGGCCTTCGACGAAGGGGAAGCGGCCTGCCGCGTCGCGGATGCGCGTCAGGCCCCGCAGCTCCGAGCCGATGACGAAGGCAGCGACACCGCCGGCGCTGGCGCAGAGATGCGCCTGGTGCAGCACCATGCGTCGATAGCTCCATTCGACAGGGCCGCGATACGCGACCTCGCCCGGACCCTCGACGTCGAAGTCATCGGCCGCTGCCGCCCCGAGGAACGCGGTCACCGCCGCCCCTGCCGCCGCCGTGCCGTCCGGCGATCCGGCGCGGCCGGTTGCAACGTCGAGCGTGATGCGACCCCGCCAGGGGAACGGCGCCTGCTCGACGCCGCCATAGGGGTCCGGCAGTGCGTTGCCCTGCGCGATGTCGATCATCACGAAGGGGTAGAAGGTGACCTTCAGTCCGCGCGCGGTCAGATCAGCGATCGCCCGGGCAACGCCTCCGTCGCTCGGCGTGCCGCCGAAGGCCGGTCCACCGGCATAGCGGCTGATCAGACGTGCGCCTGCTCGTCCGATGCCGCCGACCCGCCACTCCGTCGTCTCGTCCCGTGCTGCGACCTCGACACCAGGGCGGATGGTGCAATGTCCGGCCCGCAGATCGTCGCCGAACCAGGAGACCACCAGCGCCGCGCGCTCCAGCTTTGGGCAGAGCCTCTGTAGCTCGTCCAGCGAGGCTGTGAAGTCGCTCCGGCCATAAAGGACGTTGCGGTTGAGCGTCCGGTCCTCCCCGTCATCCACGCGCTCGCGCACCGGCTTGGGATCGAGCCCGTGCTCCGTTGCGCCGGGGATGATGGTGACGGCGCGGATCTGCCGTTCCAGCTGGCCGATCGGCCGGATCACCTCGCAGGAGATCTGCGGGATGCGATTGCCCCAGCGCTCCAGCGGCAGCCGCTCGAATACGACATAGGCAAGGCCGCGATAGGCGGGTGCATTCCCCTCGCCCTGCTTCAGCTCGATCAGTGGATCGGGCTGCTGGTCCTCACCGCCGGCATGCACGCGGAACTCGATCTCCTCAAGGTCCAGTTCCTCGCCATCGGCCCAGATGCGCCGCACGCCGGCAATGACACCCTCGCAGAGGCCGATCGCGACATTGCCGAAGTAGCTGTAGGTGGTGACCTCGGTCTCGCCGGCACTGCCCTTGCCGCCCTGCCGCTCGGTCTCGCGGCTCTCCTCGAATCGCGTCGTCCAGATGATCTGGCCGGCGACGCGGGCGGTCCCGTAAACGCGCGCAATACCGCCGCCTTCGTCGGCTTCCAGAATGCGCGAGGCTCCCAGCCGCGCACCCTCCACGCTCCGGCTCTGGCCGAACAGAGCGCTGTCGATCGCATAGCCGCCGAGGCCGCCGAGCGCCCGTCCGAGAACCGCTCCGAACGGGCCGCCGATCAGGCCCCCCAGCAGGCCGCCTGCTGCCTGGAGAATAATCGTTGCCATCGGCTACTCCGGAAAGGCAAAGGCGCTGGAGATGCGCCGCATCCAGGCGGAAGCGAGCGTTGAGGAAACGACGGCCGAGCCCTCATAGGCGTGGATCAGCCGCTGTCCTTCGTCGACGATCCCGCAGTGCTTGCTGACCGCGGCAGCCGACCAGCGGAACAGGAGGACGTCGCCAGGCTGCACCTCGGTCACCGCGACCGGCCGAAGATGCCGCAGGGCAGCCGCCATCAGCCGGTCCTCGCCGGAGCTTTCGGCCCAGTCCGGCGTGTACGGGCCGGGGTCCTCCGGCTCGCTCCCATAGAGCTCGCGCCAGACGCCGCGGATCAGGCCGAGGCAGTCGCAGCCGACGCCGCGCCGGCTGCCCTGATGGCGATAGGGCGTGCCGATGAAGCTGCGGGCGATCGCAAGCACCGATGCTCGGACTCCGGCGCTCATGGCACCACCGGTCCGCCGTCGTGCAGCCCGTCCGCCTTGGCGAAGCCGAGCGCCGCGTCTGACCCCGGCAGATGTGGGAAGCCGCGGAAGTTGAGGCCGTTGTCGAAGCGGCCGCGGCAGGTGGCGAAGCTCTTGTCGCAGCCGACCGTCAGCCGGACGCCGTCGCCGGCCGCGATCAGCGCCCGCAGCGCCTCCACCGGCACGATCACGATCGCCGTTCCGTCGCTCGACGGCGCGATGCTGGCGATTTCGCCACTCAGTCCGGAGGCCGCACCGGCCGTCACGGTGATGCTTCCGCCAATGAAGTGGGAGAGCGGGCGGCCGAGCGGCTGGGTCGCGATCTGCAGCGTTTCGCTGTCTCCCCCGGAGACAGTGGTAAGCACCGTCCGCCCGAGGATGCTGAGGTCGGCGCGGCAGCGCTCGTCGCCGAGCGCGGCATCACAGCGCCGCCGGTAGATGCGGCCGCGCACCCGGTCGAGGCGGCTGGCGATGCCGCGCAGCTCCGCGGCAAAAGCGGGGCCGCTGCGCTTCACCTCGCCGAGATCGGCGACGTCGAGCAGGAGATGCGCATCCTGCGGATTCTGCCAGTCCGCGATGAAGATCTCGACGGTGGCGCCGTCGTAGCGTCCGGCGCTGACATCGGCCTCATCGATCGCGGCGGAGGACAGCGCGCCCTCCACCTCCTGCGTGCCGGCGGCGAGGCCGATCATCGCCTCTGCCTCACCGGCCTCGAAGCCGGTCGCGGCCTCGAAGCGCGTCCCCGCGAAGGTGAGCGGCTCGTCGTGATCGGTGAAGCCGAGGACGGCGCCATCCTTTCGCGTCAGCCGCCAGCAATGGCTAAGCGTTGTCGCCTGGACGCGCAGATGCGCCTGGAGCGCTGCCGGGATCGCTCTCATGGCCGGATTTCCACCAGGGGGATGGTCGGGATATCGCCTGCCTCGAAGGCCGCGAGGTTGACCGAGAGCTGGTCGATGTCGAAGCGCACCGGCACGTCGAAGGCAAAGCCGGCGGTGATCGCCATGCCGGCCGCAGGTGCGGCGGCAAGCTCAACGATCCCCGCGATGGCGTCGACCGAGTAGCTAGCTCCAGCCAGCGCCACGCCGCCGACGGCGACATGAACCGAGCCGGCCACCGGCTTGGCGATGGGCCGCTGATAGGAGGCCTCGCCGGAGCCATACGTCTTCATGAGCGCGAAGCGCCGCGTCTCGCCGTCGCCGGTTCCGAGTGTCTGGTCGAGAGCGGTGATCGCACCGCCCCGGCGGCAGGACTGCCAGTCGAGATGGTCCCGGAAGCGGAAGCCGACCAACTTGCCGCGCCGCGCCTCGAAGAAGTCGAGCACCTCGAGAAGATCGTCGACGCTGCGCACGCCGGACCCTGCATCGTAGCGGCGCACCGAATGCCTGTGCCGCTGGTTGCGCGACTCGAAGCCGGTCGACAGCCGCACGACATCCGTCCGCCGCTCCGGTCCGCCGCTTGATCCGAAGGCGACGCGGAGTGGGAAGCGCTCTTCGCTGAAGGAGGCGATCGCCATGGCCGCCTCAGAGCCCGCGGCGGCCGCGCTGCGCGGCCCGCGCCAGCATCGCCTGGATCTGCGCCTCGGAGCGCTTGAAGCTCTGCGCATCCGCCGTCGTCACGTTGAAGACGATCGTCGGCGCGCGGCCACCGCCGCCTTCGGCCGCGATGCCGAGCGAGCCGTCGCTGCCGCGGCGCAGCGGCAGGATCGCCTCGGCACCCGCCTCGCCCATGAGCCCCGTCCGGTTGCCGGCGGGAAAGAAGCTCGGCGCGGCGACGATGCCGCCCTTGGCGAAGGGCACGATGCCGCCGCTGGTCGGCGCGCCAAATGCTGAGCCGAGGCCGGAGAGCAGCTGGCCAGCCAAGCCGCCGGCGAGTTGCCCCAGCGGCTTCAGTGCGGCGTCCAGCGCGATCGCGGCGATGCGCTGCGCCAGCTGGCTCAGCACCGCGTCCAGCGAGCGACCGCCGCTGACGGCGCCCTTCAGCGCACCCGACATCGCCGAGCCGAAGGCGTTCGCCTTCTGGGCAAGCGACGTCAGCGAACGGTCAAGCGCCGTCGTATCGGCCGCGATCGCGACGTTGAAGGTTTCGTCGGCATCCATCGATCACCTCGGGAGTCCATCAGGAAACTGCTGCATCAGGCCGTCCAGCACCTGGCGGTTCGGCGGGCGTGCCGGCTCACCGGCAAAGGCCCTCGTGGCGGCTGCGATCTCGCGGGGAGTCAGCGCCCACACCTCGCGGCTCGCGAGGTGGAGAACGCTGAAGGCGAAGGCCAACACGTCGTCCCAGGGAAAAGCCGCAGCGGCAGCACCGCTCTGTCCTGCTGCGGCTCTCAAGGGTTTGCGCTGGCGGCTCCCGGCGCCGGCTCCGCTTCGCCAAAGGCGGCGGCCAGAAGCTCGGCCGCAATCGCTGCCGCACCGGCGAGCCCGCCATCGATGCGCATGGCGGCGACATCATCGTCGCGAACGCTCGTCCCGCCGCCGCGCAGGCCCGCCGCGATGATGCGCGTCAGGTCGCGCGCCGACAGCCGGCCCGAGCCGAACCGTGCTGCCAGCGCGCCGACATCTTCGGCGGCGAAGGCATCCTCCAGTTCCGCCAGGGCGCCGAGCGTCAGGCAGAGCGTCATGGAACGGCCATCGATCACCGCCTCCACCTCGCCGCGGCGCCGATTGGCCGCCATCGTCAGAGCGCCGCGAACTGGAGCGCGCCGGCCGATTCCAGCGTCAGCTCGAAGGTCACCTCGCCATTGTGCTCGCCGCCATATTCCAGCGCCGTCACCTGGAAAGGACCAGTCACCGTGCCGAAGTCCGGGATCACCGCCTGAAAGCGCCCGATGGTGCTGTTGAAGAAGAGTTGACGCACCACCGCATCCGACGCCGCATCCTTGAAGATACCGGAGCCGGACAGCGCCGCACGCTGGATGCCGGCGCCGCCGAGCAGTTCGCGCCAGCGTCCGGTGCTCTCGGCATCGGTCACATCCACCGGCTCGGCGTTGAAGGCGATACGGCGGGCCCTCAGCTCCGCAATCGTCTGGAAGTCCGATCCCCCGGCCGGGTCGACCTTGAGAAGCAGATCCTTGCCCCGCTGCGCGACCATCATTTGCCCTTTCGCTCATGCCAAGACCGGCAAAGAAAAAGGCGGCCCGAAGACCGCCTCATGTTCGTCATCTCTGAGGTTTCGCCGCCTGAGGCCGTCTCAGCCGTTCAGCCTGCCGGTTTCGGCGGCATGCACGCCTCGCATCAGGCCAGCGGCTCCGTCACCGCGCGGAAGCGCAGGATGCCGTGATAGGTCGGCGAGTCCGGTTCCTGACGCGCCTCGGCGAACTGCAGCTGCAGGTTCACCAGCGCGTGGCCCTGCAGCGGCAGATGCGCGTCGTGCAGCTTGCTCGTGACCTTGTCCATGATCTCGTAGGTCTCGCGCTTGCCGCCGCCCCGCGCCCAGACATGCAGCGTCAATATGTGCTCGGCGCCGTCTTCGGTACCGGTCGACCAATCGACCACGGCGGTCCGCCCCAGCGTCAGATACGGAAAGGCCGCGCGCTCCGGCACATGGTCGAAGATCTTCGGTCCGCCGAGCAGACTGGTCACGCCCGGATCGCTGCTGAGGGCCTGGAAGATCGTTGTTTGCAGTTCGACGCTCGGATGCGCCATGTCCGAGTTCCCTCATCCTGAAGCCGCAGGTCAGTCAGTGGCCTGCGCCATCCTGACCGAGCGGAATGAAGCGACACTTAAGTCCGGGAAATGTCCGAAGGCTCTTCATGTTCCCGGGCGTTAACAAAGCGTAATCTTGCTTGACTGCCGCTGGTCAGCAGACGTCGCAGCGTCGAGCTTTTCGGCAGGTCGCGCGGTCGGATCGCCTCCGGCGCCTCCGCAGCGTCGGTCGTGCGGCTCTCCCGTCTCGATGCCTCGGCCAGCGTCCGCGCGACGATCGCCGCGCGCAGGCGGCGGAGCCCCGGCATCAGGTCGCTCATCCCTCCTCCTCGCAGCGGCAGAGCAGGAACCGCCCACCCTCGTCGGGATCGTGGACGGTCCGGATGATCAGCCGCCTGCCGTTGATGACGAAGGCCATGCCCCGATCCAGGCCAGACCTGTGCCGGCAGATGACGCGGTGCGTGACCGTTGCCTCCCGTTGGCCGAACCGCTCCTGCGCCTTGGCGGACACGGGCTCCAGATGAACGGAGATGAGGGCCACCTCCCGCCAGCTGATCACCGCACCGCCGCTCGCATCAGGCAGGAGATCGGCCGTCTGCAGCGAGGCCTGCCAACGCAGGAGCCCGGGATCGAGGAAGAGCCGTCCCATCAGAGCCGCACCGGCCGGAAGGGCGCCAGCAGCTCGCGTGCCGCCGCCGGGATCACCGCAGGCTGCTGCTCGGGCGCCACCGCCGAGCGCAGTTCGTAGGCAGTTGCTGCGATCCGCTTCATCGCCAGGATCAGCGATGCCGGAGCCGCGCCCTCCGCAAAACCCGCCTCGAACTCGATCTCGAGCCCGTTGGAAGCGGCGGCCAGGACGCTCCGCCCCATTCGGATCGCCGCGGCATCGCCGTTGCGCGTCAGCCTATAGTCCGCCGTGCCGAAGAGCCGGGCGTTCCCGCCGGCATCATAGGCGATGACCGAGGTGACGCTGCGGAGCGGACGGCGCGGCAACCTGCACCAGCCGTCGAATGGCGCAGCATCGAGCGAGACGCGGAAGCTGCGCGGCATCAGGACGAGCCCCGTCTCCGCCTCCACCGTCTCGCGCGCGCTACGGATCAGCTCCGTCAGCAGCGTGTCCTCGTCACTGCGCTCGATCCGGCACCAGCTCTTGAGATCGGCGAGGTCAAGCGGCTCGCCGCCATCGCCTCCGAGGTCGATCAGCGTCATGGTCTCTCCGGCGAATCGGCAGATCAGGTGGAACGCCGGGCACGTCGCCCGGCGCGTGCTCATGACGGCTGCCGCAGTTCAGGCGGCGAAGCGCAGGAACTTCGCGGCGTCGAAATCCTGGACGCCGCCGCCGACCCGCTTGGTCGTGTAGAAGAGAACGTATGGCTTGGCCGAATACGGGTCGCGCAGCACCCTGACGCCCTGCCGGTCGACGATGAGGTAGAAGCGGGCGAAGTCGCCGAAGGCGATGGCCTTCGATCCCGCCGCGATGTCCGGCATGTCCTCGGCCTCCACCATCGGAAAGCCCATCAGCGTCGCCTTGGCACCCGCGCTCGCCGGCGCCTGCCAGAGGTAGTTGCCGTCGGCGTCCTTCAGCTTGCGCACCGCTGCCTGGGTGCGCCGGTTCATCACGAAGGTCGCGTTCTGCCGGTAGCCGGCCTTCAGTGCATAGACGAGGTCGATCAGCGCGTCGCTCGCATCCTCCGCTGCAAACGCGCCGTTGACGCCGGTCGAGACCGAACCGACCGAGCCCCAGACCCAGGCGGATTCAGCGACGGTCGGATAGGTCATGAAGCCCTTTGGCTTGGAGACGCCGTTGCCGTTGACGAAGGCGGCGCTCTCCTGGGCGGCAAAGGCCTGCTCCACCTCGTCGCCGATCCACTGGTCGATGTCCACCGCCGCATCGTCGAGGAGCGCGTTGGTCGCCGCCGGCATGGCGTAAAGCTCCATGGTCGGGAAGCTCAGCTCCGCAAGCTGCGGCGCCGCCGTCTCCGGCCGTGCGTCGGTCTCGCCGACCCAGCCGGTCTGCGCACCGCTGACCGCGAACGGCTTCTTCAGCACGGGCGAGGAGACCGTGCGCACGCTGGCGATCAAGCGGATCGGTGAGATGGCTGCCAGGCGCCGGCCGATCTCCGTTTCCGTCTCCGCCGGCACGAGGAAGCCGCCATCGGCGCCAACGAGGCCTGACATCGCCTTTTCCTCCAGCCGGCGCAGTGACTGCTCGTCACCCCCGCGGACATAGCGCTCGAAGGCCTGCTTATGTTCGCTCGGCGCCGCCGCCCGGGCCTGGCCGCCGCCATCGAGAGCCGGACGCATCTCCTTCAGGAGCAGCCGCTCGACGCGCTTCTCCTGTTCGTCGAGGGCACGGCCGATGCGATCGACCTTTTCCTCGGTCAGGACGTCGGCGCTCATTCGCTTCTCGATGTCGGCCAGGCGCTCGTCATTGGCCTGGCGGAAGCCTTCGAAGGCCTCCATGAACTGATCGAAGGCCAGGCTGATCTCGCCCGTCTGCGCCTTCGTCTCCGGCGCTCCATGAATGGTGTCGCTCATGTCGTCTCCGTCGTGGTTGAGGTGGGTGGTGGCGAAATCAGCCTCCGATCGCGGCAAGGCGCCGGGCGCAATCGCCCAGCCGCAGTGCCAGCGGCGGCAGCGGCTCACCGCCGATGCCGGTGATCCGGGCCTGCTCCTGCATCGGGAAGGTGACGACGGAGATCTCCCAAAGGTCGATCTCCACCAGCCGGCGGTTCCGGTCGGCATCGCGGCGCGCGCGCTTGGCCTTGAAGCCGATCGACAGGCCATCCACCGCGCCGGCCCGGATCAGCGCGACGGCTTCGCGCCCGTGCTGGCTGTCGAGGGCGATGCGTCCCTCGGCAAAGAGGCCGGTGCGATCTTCCCGGACGATCACCCAGGTCCCGATCGGCCGCGCTGAATCGTGCTGCCAGAGCATGCGGATTCCCGCCGCGCCGCGCGCAGCGACCGAGCTAAAAAAGGCACCGCGCTCGATCCGGTCGCCCGAAAGGTCGGGCTCATTGAAGATCGCGGCATAGCCGCGGATCACCGCGCGCTCGTCCGATCCATCGGCCCCCAGCCGCGGCAGCGGTCCCGATCGCACACTCACGCCTCACCATCCTGCTTCGGCGCGCCGTCGGCCTTGCGGAACAGGCTTTCGGCGAACCGCGAAAGCACGCCGAGCGCCCACCAGGCGCAAAGGCTCGCCGCAGCCGATCCCATCACCGCCACTTCCACGGACGAGAGCGTCGTCTCCAGCTGCAGCCGGCTCGCCAGCATCAGCCCTGCCGGCGGTCCGAAGGTGATGCCGGTGACGAGCCCGGTGAGGAAGCGGACGGCTGCCTCGCGTCGTCCCTTGGGAAGAAGGTATGCGACGGAGATCGCTGCCCCCGCTGTAGCGCCCAGGATGCGGGCGGCCCACAGCGCTGCCGTGGAAATCGGTTCGCTGGTCACTCATTCGTCCTCGTCTGGATGGACATGCTCATGCCGCCGCCGCCCCTGTCGGAAGCCATCGGCTTTCAGGCGCCGGCGCGCGGGCCGTAGCCCACCGCCTCGCGCTTCTCCGCATCGGTCAGGAAGTCGGCGTCGCCGATCCGCGCCCACAGGGCTTCGCGCTCGGCGCTGAGACCCTCGATGCGGTCCGGGTCGAAGGCGAGCCGCAGCCGCGGTTCACGCCATTGAGCCGCGAGCCAGTCGCCGACGGAGGCGGTCAGCCGCCCGAGCAGCGGTAAGACCGTCAGGCGGATGAAGGCGCGGTTGGCCTCCTGGTAGTTCGCATAGGTGTTGTCGCCAGGTATGCCGAGCAGCATCGGCGGCACGCCGAAGGCGAGCGCGATATCGCGCGCCGCCCCATTGCGCGCCTCGATGAAGTCCATGTCCTTGGGCGAGAGCGCCATTGCCTTCCAGTCGAGCCCGCCCTCCAGCAGCATCGGCCGTCCGGCTCGCGCTGCGCCCGCATAGCCGGTTTCGAGCTCCGCCTTCAGCCGGTCGAACTGGTCCGGCGTCAGCGCGCCGCCGTCGCCCGGCTGATAGACGAGCGCGCCGGAAGGCCGCGCCGAGTTGTCGAGCAGCGCCTTGTTCCAGCGTGCCGCCGCATTGTGCAGGTCGAGCGCCGTCTGCGCCGCAGCGAGCGGCGAAAACCCTTCGGCATCGTCGAGCGGGTGGAACAGGCGGATGTGCAGCAACGTGCCGCGCCCGTCGCGGCTTTCCGCCGCGATCCGCCGCACCCGCGATCCGACGCGATATTCGTAGGCTTCTGGCCAGCCATCGCTGCCGGTGACGATGCGGACGCGATCCGGCCGCAGCGTGTGCAGCGCCCGCACCTCGCCGCCGAGCAGCGTCGCTTCCAGATAGGCGTTGCCGGACAGGAGCAGATGGCCGAACAGCACCTCCCGCAGCGCGGCGCCGTCCTCGGTCGCATTCGGCCGGCGCAGGAGATCCAGCAGCGGATGATCCTCGACCTCCCGGCTGCCGTCATAGAGGAGCAGCGGCACGGCCGCGGCATTCTCGGCGATCAGCCGCACGCAACAATAAACGATCGGATTCTGCAGAAACCCTGCGCGCGCCAGCGCCCCAAAGGAGCGCTCGCTCCACTCCGCGCCCTCGCCCGCACCGGTGAAGACGAGGCTGCCGCCGGCCAGCCCGATGGATTTCGCATCCCGCTCGGCCGGCGCCGCCATCTCCGGCGCGCGCAGAAGCTCGCCCGCGCCCAGCCACGCGGCGAGCGTCGATCGCAAACCCATCATCATCTCCTTGCTTGCGTAATGCGCCTGGAGGCCGCGCCAGAGCATTTCCGGCCGGTATTGAACCGCTCTGCCGGAGGGCATTCGGTTCGAGATCAAGACGCCGGGCAAGGTCGTAGCGGGGCTACGGCCGCAGACCGGGGCCGACGAGATCGGGCCGAATACACCCAGCCCTTCGGGTTTGCGGTCGCCGGGCGCCCACTTCGCCGGCTCGTCTCGGCCTTAGCCCCGCTACGACCTTCGCGAGCCTTCGCGTGGACCGCCTCGGCGAGCCGCCAAACAGAGCGGCTCAATATCGGCCGGAAACGCTCTAGAGGCCGCGGATGCGCGGCTCGCGTGTCGGTGCGGCCAGAGCCGTCACGGCCCAGACCAGGGCATCCAGCCGGTCCGGCGAGCGCCCGCTCGACAGGCCGTCAGGCCCGAAGTCGGCCATCTCGTCCTCAAGTGCCGGCAGGCTGCCGACATGGCGTACCCGCCCCTGCTCGTAGAGCGCCGCCACCGGCTCCGCCCTGATCCACTTGCCGCGGCTGGCGCGAACCGTCTTCACCGGCACGTCCGGCGCGACGGTGCGGATCACCGCCTCCACCATCTCGCCGCCCTGGTTGACCTCGGCGACGATGCGGTCCGCCTCCAGCCGCTCGTAGAGCGCCACCGCCGCCCGCGCCCACTCGGTCGGGCTCGCGCCCTGGCGGCTGGCATCGGCAATGACATAGATCGTCCCGTCGTCGGCCGAGCCTGCCGCCACGATGCCGCAGGCATCCGCACCGGCACTGCTCGATGCAGGCGGGTCGACGGCCACGACGATGCGCCGCAGGGTTGGCGCCGCCCGCACCCGCAGCCGGTCGATCGCCGCGCGGTCGAACAGCGCATCGTCACGGGCCTCCAGCAACTCGCCGTCCAACTCCTGCCGGCCGATGCGCGAACCGCCATAGCGATCGCGCATGGCGGCCAGAAAGCCGGCAGCGAGGTTCTCGGTTTTTTCGGCCGTGCGCATGCGCGTCACGGCCGTGCCGGCCTCGTCGAGCAGCCGCTTCAGCAAAGGGATCGGTCGCGGCGTCGTGGTGAACAGCACGCGCGGCCGCAGGCCGAGCCTCAAACCCAGCTGCAGATTGTCGAAGCAGGCCTCGGGATAGCGCCACTTGGCAAGCTCGTCGCCCCATGCGGCATCGAACTGATAGCCACGCAGCGCCTCCGGGTCCTCGGAGGAGAAGATCTGTGCCACGGCGCCATTGGCGAAGACGAGCCGCCTACGGCTTGCCTCGAACACCGGCCGCGCGCCGACACAGGTCGCATGGATGCCGCTCTCGCCGTCGATCATCACCTCGCGTGCATCGCCGAGCGTCTCCGCGACCAGCGCCAGCCGGCCGTGCGGCCCCGTCGCGATGGGCGGCTCGCCGAGCGCCATAGCGCGCAGCCATTGCGCACCGGCAAAGGTCTTGCCTGACCCGCGCCCGCCCATCATCAGCCATTGCCGCCAGGCGCCGGGCGGCGGCAGCTGCGCCAGACGCGCGATCTTATGCCATTCGGGCATGCCGGACCGGAGGACCGGCGCCGACTCTCGCTCGATAGCGGTGGCCATCCCGCCCCAGAACTGCGGCTCCGTCAGGGGAGTGTCATCCGCCGACGCCGGCGTCAGATCGTCGCCGACCTCCGACGCCTTCGTCTCGGCTGTGGCGGTCGTCTCTATCGCTCCGGTCAAGGCACCTCGCTCGCTGCGACCTTGGTGGCCGGCCCCGTCCCCGGGCGGACGTCAGTCGCAAGCGGCGCGTCCCGATCCGGGCGGCCGCCTGCGAATTCAGTCCCATCGGGGTCGAACAAGCTTGGCCCAGCGCGGCGGCGCGCATCGAGTGCCTTTAGCCGCTTCAGCATCTCCTGCCGCAGCGCCACCGTCTCGGCGTCGGACGCCTCGTTCGCACCGGCTTGCGCCAGCGCCTCCAGCCGCCGAAGCTCCAGGAGCTTCTCCAGCGTGCGTGTCAGCTGTCCGATCGCCTCGATCCGCTCCTTGGCACCTGAATGCGGATCCTTGTCGCCGACCTTGCGGGACATGGCAGTTCCGCCGCTCCCGCCCTTGGATGTCCGGCTGCCGCGGAGGCCGGGCTTTGCTCCCGCACCGCTGGCGCCGGTGTCCGTCCCGCTCGCGCCATTCACCTGGTCATCGGCAGCGTCCGCGCGGTTCCGGACGACCTCGCCAGCTGATGAGATGCCGGCGCGTCCGGTTCGGCCGGCCCGTTCCAGCGTCGCGATCTCATGCCTCAGCATGGCCAGCAGCCGATCCGCGAGGAGCCGACGCGCACCGTGCGATGCCTTGACCATCCGCACCCCCGCCAAACGCAAACGGCGGATGCTTCCGAAGCACCCGCCGTCCGCAATTTCTCGACTGTAGCTGAACCCTACGCCCTCACCGCACCGCTGTCAAGGACTATTTTCCCAATATTATAGTTGACACACCCAATCTGACGGACTAGGTTCCTGATCAAGGAGTTTATGCCGATGTCCGTTCTGTCCCGTGCCTACTTCCATGATGAAGCCGCCGCCTTCGACCACGTCGAAAAGGTGCTGTGGCCGCATGGCCCGGTATGCCCGCACTGCCAGAACAGCGAGCGCGTCTATCGGCTGGAGAACGTCGTCGGCAAGACGGGCAAGGTTCGTCACGGCCTCAAGAAGTGCGGTGCCTGCCGCAAGCAGTTCACCGTCCGCGTCGGCACGATCTTTGAGTCCTCGCATATCCCGCTGCACAAGTGGCTGCAGGCCATCCACCTGATGACGGCGAGCAAGAAGGGCATCAGCTCTAACCAGCTGCACCGCGTTCTGGAGATCACGCTTAAGTCGGCTTGGTTCCTGTCGCACCGCATCCGCGAGGCCATGCGCTCGGGCGATCTTGCCCCGATGGGTGGCGCTGGTGGCATTGTGGAAGCGGACGAAACCTACTTCGGCAACCGCAAGGCGCCGTACCAGCCGACCCGTAAGAAGTACACGCAGCCGACGAAGGGCGGTAAGTCTGGCCCGGCGAACAAGCGCGCGGTCATCGCCCTAGTCGAGCGTGGCGGCAACGTCCGTTCGTTCCATGTCGATCGCGCTGACAAGCTGACGGTGAACGCGATCTTGACGCAGAACATTGCCCGTGAGGCTGTGCTGCATACTGACGAAAGCCGCCTCTATGGCGACGCTAGCGCGATCTTCGCAGGCCACGAAACGACGAAGCACTCGGCTGGTGAGTACGTCCGTTATGCCGAAGGCGTCGCAATCCATTCGAACACCGTCGAGAACGTGTTCTCGATCTTCAAGCGCGGCATGAAGGGCATCTACCAGCACTGCAGCGAGAAGCACATGCACCGCTACCTCGCGGAGTTTGACTTCCGTTACAACAACCGGATGCGGCTTGGCTGCGCTGACGGTGAGAGGGCGCAGCGGGCGCTTGAGGGCGTGAAGGGCAAGCGTCTCACCTATAAGGGGCCTGATCTCTGCTGCGCGTAAGGGTGCGCCAAAGAATCATTGAAATGGCGCAAACCGAGTGCATATTGACCTCTGTGGTCCTTGCTTGGTGAAAAGAGCCCCTGGGCGCTTCGCAAAGATAGCCAAGATTGCCGATATGGCGGGCCACACCCTAGCGCCACAGACTGTATTCGTAAGTTATGCGGCTGCGTATCAGGTCGTAAGACCGCCGATCTCCACGTTCCCATTTCCGTTGAATAGCCCAAGCACAGTAGTCGGCTACTTGAAGGCAAGGGTCTGCCATGGCTGGCCGGAAATCAACGGAGAAAGTAGCGCCTCTGACGTTCTGCCAGAGAACATCCTTGATGTTGTTTATGTAGGTCTGGCGTTCCTTCTTAGTTCCGATAGAGGCGGCTGTCGCGTATAGGTGCGAGCCTTGGGGAACATGCTTTGATACGCCGTGCTTGAGAAGATAGTACCACGGGTACTTGTAGAAGCGCTCGCGGCTTTCCTTTACCCGATCATATGCTTTCGACTTGTCGCAAATCTGAGCCTGAACGGTGAATTCATGTGCGGTCAGAGTGTCATAGACTGCATCGCGGACTTCTTGCTTGTCGGACGTTGCGTGGAAGCAATCGCCTAAGTCATGTTGTTTGCGGATCAAATCATGTCGTAAGTCGACAAGAGCGCCGCCAACGTCGAGCGACGGTGTGCAAACTGTGCAGATTATCAAATACTTGCTGACGTTCGGCTTGGCGGCAAATTCGAAGTCCCCAGCTTCATCGGAAAACAGGTAGAATTTGGCCATGCCAGAAAACCGTACGCCTCAAGTCGACAAGTTCCGCGAAGCCGCTCGCCAGCTAGAAGCTGACGAGAGCGAAGAGCGGTTTGATGCAGCCTTAGAGCGTATCGCTAAGGCTCCGCCACCGAAAGAGGAGAAGGCGGACAAGAAGGGCCCTTAGCGGACAGCTCTCTTAGATCGTGGCTTGCGAGGCGCGTAGGCTCGGGTGATCTTTGCATCCTTAATCATGCCGCCAACCCGTCTGGCTGTTAGGTGAACCATCACGAGACTGTCCGACCACTCTGATCGTTGAATGGCTTTCTGATACCGCGACTGGATGAGCGGATCGTCTAGCTGTGCAACGATGGTTTGAGACGCATCTTCATTCTCTAGGTGGACGGTGTAGGATTCTGGGTTGTCTGAATCGACGCCAACGACCCTGAAGAGATCTTTTATAACGACCTCCTCGGAGGTGGCTCTATTGGATCGTCTTATCTCGCTGATAACGCCTGAACTCAGGGAAGTACCCTGAATAGTCAGTTGCTCGGCAGCTGCGGAATTGCGTATCACTTCATCGAAGCCGTGGCGGTTATGCTCGCCGATAGTTGCGGCTGTGGGCGAGGCGCGGAACGCATTGTTGATGATACGGTTGCGATCAGGGTTCGATTTGATAATCTTCTGAACAAAGTCGTATAGGTCTTTTCTTTCCTGTATATCGAACTGTCGCCCTTTCTCCTCAGCCTCTACCCGTTTTTCCTCGACCTTATGCTCAAAATATGAGTCCACTCCGTGATAGCCGAAATACAACACCAATAGTGTTAGGACAGCGATAAGGACCTGTCTTCCACTCATTTTTTCAACCGCAATTTGTAGAAGTCCGAGTTGATCCCCAGCTTGCGCATCTAGGTCGGAACTCCCTTTATCAACCTTAAAGATAAGTTCCGATTTTGACTTTTCAGCGTCAGTTAGTCTCGTAATTCGCTCGTCATCCTTTAGGATGAGCGATAGCGATCGGTATAAATCGTTCTGAAATTCAACAACACCCTTCATAATGGAAGATGTTACTGTCTGTTCGAACGGCTTCCCCTTAAAATTAAGATGAACTCGCGTCCAACTGAGATCAGATAGGTCAAGGCGTGCGTGCCGTGCTTCTGCACGGTTTCGGATCAGCCAATCTAATGCCTCCCATGCCGAGTCCTCGCTATCAATTCGAAAAACAATAGGCCCTGCTTCCGACAC